AGTGTGGAAGAGAGTGTGCTGTTTATCAGCACCAAACCTGACCAGGTTGAATATCAACTTCCCAGTGAAATCATGGAAATACGTCGCGTTTATCGCCGTGGCATAGGCACCAACAGCGGCACTGGAACAAACTTCGATCCTTTTGACGCAGCATACGCTAATGCTTATCTGTTGAGCGCCAGTGCTGGAGGTGGGCTGAGCACTTTTGACTTTTACTCACAGTGGAAGGAAACAGCCGGCAGAATATTTGGTGGTGAATACGACTTCCAATGGAATCACAACAGCAAAATTCTTCGTCTGTTGCGCAACGTCAGAGCAGAAGAAGACATACTGTGTATGTGCTATAACTATGTTCCAGAATGTGTGCTGCTCAAGGATGTGTACGCTAGCTTTTGGATAGCCAGTTATGCATTAGCGCAATGCAAGCTGATGTTGGGTGAAGCCCGCAGCAAGTATCAGAGTGGATTGCCAGGAGCAGGCGGCGCAATCACACTAAATGGTGAACAACTCAAGGCCGAAGGCCAGCAAGAGGTGCAAGATTTGCTAGAGTCTATAAGTAACATGGAGGAAGGAAACAGCCCTTTGGGTTTCACCATCGGATAATAACAGAGAGGACACACATGGTAATTGGTTTAGTTGGATTTATAGGTTCAGGAAAAGGCACCGTTTCCGACATTTTAGTTAAGCAAGGTTATCAGACTGATAGTTTTGCAGCACCCTTGAAGGATCTTTGCGCAGCAGTATTTGGGTGGCCTAGAGAGTTGCTGGAAGGTGACACCATGGAAAGCAGAGGCTTCCGTGAAACACCTGACATGTTTTGGAGCCGCAAGCTGGACATTGCCAACTTTACACCTCGACTGGCATTACAATTGTTGGGCACTGACATAATGCGCGACCATTTCCATCAAGACATCTGGTTGAACAGTCTGGAATATCGTTTCCACAAAACTCACAACGCCAACAAAGTCATAAGCGATTGCCGCTTTCGCAATGAGCTGAAAATCATACAGCGCATGGGTGGCAAAGTGGTTTGGGTACAACGTGGCAAACTGCCTGAATGGTACCAGACTGCATGTGACGCAACAGGCGGCAATGTGCTAGCAGAGCGCATCATGGAAACACGCCACGCTGATGTACATCGTTCCGAGTGGGACTGGGCTGGCTATCCTGTGGACAAGATCATCACAAATGATGGCTCCATGGAAGATCTCAACCACGCTGTGCTATCCATGATGAACGAGTTTGCCCAAACCAAGCTTCGCATGGTTTGAGGGTCTATTTATCGAAACCGTACGATCCTGATGTGCACTAAATCCGTTTAATACGTTTTTCTCCCGTTTTGTATAAATACCAGTATCCATAAACATATATCGGGAGAACAACATGGCAGAATTAGTATCACCAGGCGTACAGGTTACCGTCACTGACGAGAGCTTTACAGCCGGAGGGGGTCCTGGCACAGTACCTCTAATCATCATTGCCACCGCACAAGACAAATCTAGCCCTGACGGACTTGGTTTAGCAGAATTTACCACAGCAGCACAAGCTGGTGAAGTCAAGCTAATCACAAGTCAGCGTCAGTTGCTGGGCGGTTACGGCAATCCAGACTTTAAAACATCAGGCGGAACCCCGCTACACGGAAACGAATTGAACGAGTATGGTTTGCAGGCAGCGTTTAGCTACCTGGGCATTGCCAACCGTGCATACGTTCTACGTGCAGACATTGATCTGGATCAGCTGGAAGGAAGCTTTACACCTCCTAACAGCGCACCAGCAGACGGCACATATTGGCTAGACACTGCTCAAAGTGTACTGGGCATCAAAGAGTGGGACGGCACCAACTGGGTAGCACAGCCAGTGAGCATTTTGGATCCTTTGCAGACACAACGCACTGGGCCTGACACTGTTCGTCCACGTCCTAGTGCTGGAGTAGAAGGTAGTTTTGCAGCAGTAGTAGCCGACCCAGATGGTACCACATTGGACCAGATTGTGATCTGGGAAAAAATTAACAACGTATGGTTCGTGGTGGGCAGCAGCGATTGGATAGCTAACAAAGCTAGTGCCGATTTCCAAGTAGCTCCCCACACAGCTCTGCCAATTAGCCGTTCAGATAGCAGCTCTTTGGCAAGCGGTGATGTAATGCTACAAACCACAGCACCCAATAACGGTACAGTGCTGGAAGTAAAAGTTTATGACAGTGTAGCAGGACAATTTGTTACAGAAACAGTGGTTAACCGTGAGTTCTCTTTTGAGGCGTATGCAGTGTATACAGCAGCAGGCGGAGTAACACAGGGCGACCTGTGGGCTGACTTCGAATCAGATAGAGCTGTTATTCAAATCAAGCGTCACAATGGACAAGACGAGCTTGTTGTTGCAACTTATTCCTCTGAGATACTGGATCAGGAAATTCCAGAACTGGTTCTGCTAAACGGATCTAACGTAGCTCTGCGTGTTATTGTGAACGACAACAATGTGGAGAACGGCAACGCAGCTATTTTTGACATTATAGTATCTGACTCTGGACCAGGCAGCAACGTAACATACAGCAACTTCCTGGACCAGTTTTCAGCATCGCTTGGAGCAGCAGATCCTCTAGCTGAAGCATCTGACTTGGTGGTTCGTACAAACGGCACATCAATAGAGATTGTGAGCCGCAATGGGCGCAATGTGTACTTTGAGCCAGCTGAAATTGTTGGCTTTGGGCCTGGATCTGTTTTTATTGGTGACGAGACAAGTGACACTGATCCTGTGACGTTGAGCAACTTTGAAGAACTTAGCTACCAAGCTAGTGCAACTGAGTTGTTTGGTGGTGTTGCGGAAGGTGCATTGTGGTACGATTCACTAGTATCTAACGACAACATTGATATCTTGTACAATAACAACGGTACTTGGGAAACTTACTTTGGTGACATCAACGTTGCAGCAAGTGAGCCTTCAACACAAAGTGATGGTACACCACTTCAGGTGGGTGACCTTTGGATTAGCTCAGCTGATCTGGAGAATTACCCACAGGTGTTCAAGTACAGCGGAACAGCATGGGTACAAGTAGACACAACTGATGGTGAGACTGCCGACGGCATGGTGTTTGCTGATGTACGCGCAAACAGCGGAGCAACACTGGATGATGACGCACCACAAGTTACATTGTTCCCATACGGCATTTTGGTTTGGAACAAGCGTGGTAGTGGTGGTAACGTCAAGCAGTGGGACAGCGTGAACAACCGTTGGGTTGATTACTCAGGCAACAAGGCTGATGGTTCACCTTACATGTTGCGCAAGGCACAGCGCCGCGCAGTAGTACGCGCACTGCAATCAGTAGTTGCTACCAACACTGACATCCGTAACGAAGGCAACCGCTTCAATCTAATCGCATGCCCAGGTTACCCTGAGCTGTTGGACGAGATGGTTACCTTGAACGTGGATCGCAAAGAGACAGCGTTTATTGTGGGAGACACACCGCTACGTTTGAGTGCAGATGCAACTGAGCTACAGCGTTGGGCAACCAACCAGAATAACGCGAGCGAGACTGGTGAAGACGGTCTGGTAACACGTTATGTATACAGCGGCATTTACTACCCACCAGGACTGACTAGCAACATCGATGGCAACAACATCGTGGTTCCAGCTAGCACCTTGGCACTGCGCACCTTGGCGTTTAACGACCAGGTTGCCTTCCCATGGTTTGCACCAGCAGGCTTCCAGCGTGGTATCGTAACCAATGCCAGCAGCGTGGGCTATATTGACGCCGACAGTGGTGAGTATGTAGCAGTTAGCTTGAGTGAAGGACAGCGTGATAGTTTGTACCTGAACAGCGTTAACCCAATTGGCAGCTTCCCTAACCGTGGACTGGCTGTGTTTGGACAGAAGACATTGAGCCCCAATGCTAGTGCATTGGACCGCATCAACGTTGCACGTCTTGTTGTGTTCATCCGTGAGCGACTGGATGACATTGTCAAGCCATTCTTGTTTGAGCCTAACGATGAGATCACACGACAGAATGCCAAAGTTACGGTGGACCGCTTCCTGGGTAACCTGGTTAGCCAGCGTGGTCTGTTTGACTTTGTGACTGTGGTTGATACCAGCAACAACACACCAGATCGTATTGATCGAAACGAACTGTGGATTGACATCGCCATTCAGCCTACCAAGGCAGTGGAATTCATCTACATTCCCATCCGTGTGCAGAACACATTGGGTTCCAACAACTAAGACAGTTGATTATCGCAAGATTCAACTGAACCAGTTAAGCCCTCCCGGAGGGCTTTTTCATGGCTAATAAAACGTATGTTAATGAAATTAAGCAAGTTCCGATAAATATCCATAAGTAAACAAGAACCCTTGGTTCGTAGGAGAGTAAAACAATGGCAAATATACCAACTGTAGAGACTCGCAGTAAATTTGGCGTACCAGTTACAGGTAATACCGGCACAGGTATCCTGATGCCCAAGTTGAAGTATCGCTTCCGCGTTACAATGCTTGGCGGCTTTGCTGGCGAGCCAGATGCACGAGTACTTACACAAAATGTGATGACAGTAGATCGTCCAACATTTAACACTGAGGAAGTAGTTCTCGATAGCTACAACTCCAAAGTATACATTCAGGGCAAGCACAACTGGGAGCCCATCAACCTTGCAGTGCGTGATGACATTTCAAACGCAGTGAGCAAGCTTGTGGGATCACAGGTACAGCGTCAGCTGAACCACTTCCAGCAGACCACCCCAGCAGCAGGCAACGACTACAAATTCGATATGCAACTTGAAGTATTGGATGGTACCAACGCAGGCGCTAGTGAAGTATGGTTCCTGGAAGGATGCTACTTGCAGAACGTTGCATATGATGGCAACGATTACTCAGTGAGTGAGCCTCTGATGATCACCATGACTGTGCGTTTTGATAACGCTACACACTATCAGGGTGACAATGATGTTAACGGACGAGTTAACAGCGGCAACCCATTCCCTGATACTGTTGACCTTAACACTATATCAGTCCAGGCGTAATACGCCTAAAGGAGTCAGTGCGTGAGTACAAGATTCAATAACAGACTTTTTGATGTATTTCAAGGAGAACGTAACTTCTACTTGCGCGACTTCCGAAACGGATTTCGATATCGTCCTGACGTAAACCCTCCGCGTCAAGCGTTCCAGGGTTACGTCAATTTTATATTCAACCGGAGCTTGTTCGGCTCATTGTTTGGTGACAATGACGACGGGTTCCGTTCGACTATTAGTAGCCTGGTGGTTAGTGCAGAATTGCCCAGTGCAAACTTCAAGACTGAAACACTCAACGAATACAATCGCAAGCGCATTGTGAACACTGGTGTGGAATACAATCCTGTAAACATCAGTGTATACGATACTGTGAACAATGAATGGTTGACTACCATCATGAAGTACTTCAGCTATCACTACATGGACCCACGCAACGAGCAAGGACCAGGTGATAGAGACATGCAACTGCCAGAGTTTGATCGCAGTGGAACCACCGCATTGGAAATGGCCAACACTGCATTTGGGAGATCCTCGGGCGGTCTACCTTGGGACAGCAACGCAGCAGGATACAATCCCAATGTATCAGCACATTTTTTCGAGAGAATTGATTATGTGATGTATCACAACGGTCGGGGTGTTCAGTACAGTTTGTTCAATCCAGTGATGACCAGCTTCAAGCCAGGCACAATTGATTACAGTGATAGCCAAGCATTGCAGTTTGCATTGTCATTTGAGTACGAACGCTTTACCACCTACAATGTCACAAACTTTGAGTTGGGACCAAAAGATTTGAACCGATTCGAAGATGCGTCACGCCTGAAGGGCCCAAGCTTTACGGAAGCACCAACAGTAGCCGTATCACAAAATTTGAATGTATTAGGAAATAACGAAGTCTTGAATTCCACTAGACAACGTACAGGACAGCCTGTCCCGAATCGGACACTCCCTGTTACGGAGCCAGCCCGCCCAGGACTGCCTGCAACATACAGCGTGGGTAGCACAACCGGAAGTCAAGAACCTGACATTGATCCAGTCACCGGCTTCTTGGGTGACCTAATTGATGACATCGCAACCACTGCCATTAACGGTGGTGACGTTCGTGACGCTGCTATCCGCCGTGGCATAGGCGGTCTCACTGGTATCATAAACGGCGCCTTTAACGCTGATCCAGATGCGCAGGCAAACGAAACAGAGATAGCACGTAACCAAGGCGGGGAGCCATAATGTCAGAAAAACTTTATGTAACGTTTGGTAACGAGCGCAAGTACCGCATCACGCAGAGCACTCTGACTCAGTTCTTGGAGAACTCCACCATCCCGTTTCCGCTGCCAGAAGCCACAAGTGAGTTGTTGGCAAGTTTTGCACAGCCAGATGCAATTGATCCAGTGCAACTGACCACAGTTAAGACGCGACTGGAGAGCATAGGTTTTGGTGAGCCAGCAGCACGTACCATGGCCAGTGTGCTGATACAAGTGGCACGTGAACAGGGTGTGAGCCCCATGGAATACTTTGAAGTAAACGATGCCAGTCTGAAATTGACTCGTGATGCGTATCAGATCATAAACGAATTGCGTCCGAGCGGTAACCGTATTGGGTTAACGGCACCACTCAACAATCGCCGCAGCAGGTTTAGCCAACAGATACAGCCATGAGCAAGTATCAGCAGGGAACGTACCAAGTACAAGACCCCACAAAGTATGTTGGTACCCAAGCGCCAGTATACCGCAGCAGTTGGGAATTGGCTTTTTGCCGCTTTTGTGACAACCATCCCAGCATACTCAAGTGGGCTTCCGAAAATATCAAGATTCCAT